ATGTGACCGTGGCCATCCCACAGCACCCACGGCGCCATCACCCTGATCGTGGCAATGCCTCGACGCAGGGCGACCTCAAGCTCTGCAATGCGTTCGTCCTTATCCATGGCTTATCGTCCTTACATAAAGGTGCCTTTGCGGATGCCAGGCGTCGGCGTCGCGATGGCGGTGTTGTCCGACTTGCGACGCTTGCGGCGCAGTCCAAACCTCCAACTCCAAAGGGTGCGATCGATCCATTTGCGGACATCGGAGACGTGTTCGCCGCGTTCGATCAAAGCGCAAGCCCAGTGAGCACCTTGCTGCACTCCGCGCCTGTAAGCCTGCTCAACGTCAAATGACACGCGCTCCTCGGGTTGGGCCGTGTCCGGTGCCGGTTTGATAGGTGGTGTTCTCATCTGCTATTTCCTCCGTTTCATAGGCACCACTGTGCCTGATTTGGCTGCCAGTTGCGGCAGTCTAGCAAGCGCCGCGCCGACCTCTCCCGAGACGACGTGCCGATACTTCTGGGTGACTGAAATCGAGCTATGTCCCAACGCCTCCCGGATCACAGACAAGTCCGCGCCGCTACGGCCCAAGCGAGTTGCGAACGTGTGTCTGAGATCATGCCACCGGATAGCGGCGACGTTTGCCCTGATCCGCGCCGCTTCAAATTCCTTCCGCGCGTTGGTCACGTTGAAGACATGCGAGCCCGTGCGAGGTTGCTCCGCAAGCACCGCCGCCGCATCCGGGCCGAGAACGACTTCGCGCTCATAGCCGCCTTTGACGGTGACGGTGACGGACTCGGATCGCACCTTGTCCCAGGTCAGGCTAAACGCTTCGCGGCGTCTCAATCCCGTTGCCAGCATGAACAGCACCACGGCTCGGATGTGCGCGGGAAGCTCCTCGAGGAGCCGCAGCGCTTCGCCTTGCTCGAGGAACTGGATTCGGGCCCGCTCTTTGCTTTTGAGCTTGCGCCAGTCGATCACCCGCGTTTCGAGTTCCCACGATTTGGCCGCTCGATTGTGGACGCCTTGCAGCGCCGTCACTGTGCGATTGATGGAAATTTCCCCGACCGCTCGCGCTCGCATGTCCGTCACCATGTCGACGACGTGCTTCGTTGACAGCTCGGCAAGCGGGAGATCCTTCGGCAAGAATTGCGTGATGTAGACGAGCCACCTTTTGACGTTGCGGGAGTCCCTTAGTCGGCGTCCGTGTTCGAGCCAGTACCGCCCGCACGCCTGGTCAACGGTGAAAGCTGGCGTCCGCCTCGGCTCCGCAACTTCGCGCCGAAGCTGATCTCTGAGCGTGCGTTCGAATTGCTCGGCTTCACGTCGGGCGCTTGTGCCAGTGCTTCGGACAACCCGAACGCCTTTGACGACGATCTCGGTTTGCCAGAAAGGGGAGCCACGGCGTTTGAAGAGAGACATTTGCAGCCCTGCACATATGCTTCAACGTCGCGCGGATCATACCGCCGGCAGCGTCCGATCCTTGCGAACGGGATCGGCAGATTGCGAATATGGCGCTGCGTAAATTGCAGATAGGCAGCGACCTCGCCTATTGTCCATTGGCGGTTCGTCATCCTCGCCCCCATGGGTCAACCCGCTTCGGAAACGGGCGTTTCTTACGAAGGCCCGCGCGCTTGGCTTCGATCCTCGCCGCCTTAGCAATGCGCGGCACGTCCACCGTTGACGTGATCTTGCGATGACACCCGCGATCCAGCACGCGGCAGTTGTCCAACGTGTTCGCCCCGCCGTAAGCGTAGGGCACGGGGTAGTGATCGTATTCAGCGCTTGTGATCTTGTGCGGGATGGCGTGCGCACCGCACTCGCAATGCCCGCCAGATCGTTCCCACGCCGCACGTTTTACTTTGTCGGAGAAAGCGCGGGTCATGACTGCTCCTCTCAATGCTCGGTCTCAAGCAGGGCATCGGACGCGGCATGCACGACGACTTGCTTGCACAGCGCGTGGTAGAGCGGCACGGCATGCTCACCAGTCGCCCGCATCTCGACAGCCAGAACCGGCACGGCTAAACGGCTCACCACGAGCAAGGCGTAATCGGGTGAAAGATCGTGCGTGGCCATGTGGCTAATCAAATCCCGCATCAGATCCGGCATCAGCCGATCGCACTTATCCAGCGCACTCTCTGCCTCCTTGACCTGATCTGCGCTGAACTCATCAAGACGTTTCTTCATGCTTGATGCCTCTATTGATTGATGAATAAGATCCGTAAAGGTCTAGCGCAGCGCGTTTGTATGCGTTCGCCGCTTCATCGATGTCATCGAACAGACCCAGGTGTTTGTTCTTCCCGTTCTGCTTAATAGCGGCCTGCCATTTGCGAGACTGTTTGTGCCAAGTGACGCCGAGAATTCCAGAACGCGACAAGACAACAGAGCGGTTGGCTTGGTTCTGACTGTTCGTCGCCTCGCGTAGATTGCACCACCGGTTGTCGAGTGGGTTGCCATTGATATGGTCAATTAAATGACGAGGCCATCGGCCCGTCATGACAGCAAAAGCCACGCGGTGAGCCATTATTTCAACATTGAAAAGCTTGAGAGAACGATATCCGCTTTTCAATGTTCTGCCGGCGCGTGAGCCAACAAGCGCTTTATTGCGGCGCTGGACAAGCCAAGTGAACTCACCCGTATCAGGGTCGTATGAAAGATGATTGCGAACCTGCTCAATAGACGGAAGCTGCCTCATGTTTTCTACGCGGCGCGCTCCCTCAATAGTTGCTCCGGGTCTAGTCCCGTTTCAGCTTTGATTACGTCCTCGACGGCGGCACGAAGTGCGCCGAACTCCCGCTGGTCCATTTCGTGGAACGCAATCGACTTCGGCGTATGCACCGCAACTGAATCTTTGTAGGGCGTGACAAATGCCTCGCCTTTGGCGGCGCGGATGGCGGCCTCGATGCCGAGCCGAAACAGCACGCGCATGTGCTCGGTCGCGTCATCCGGCAAAAAGATCGGCGTTGAAATCCGCCATCGCGCGCCGGCCTTGCAGATCAACCAAGCCCTGAGCTTTTCCTCGTTTTCCGGCTGGTATTCGTTGTTTTCCGGCCATTGCGCGAACGCGGCGGCGACGAGGGCAAAGAACCGCCGATGATCCGGCGAGCTTCGGTGCTTGGTCAGCACCACGCCGCAGTGCGGACACTCATGCTGGGCCATAGAAGCCGCTCCGTGTCATGGCTCGAACCCGACGACAGTTTCCCGCAAGACGCGGTAAGCTACGTTGACCTTTTCCCGCTGCGATGGGGTGAGGCCGCTCAAGTTCCGACATGGCGCGATGGCGTCAAAGGCCATGCCGATCTTCAGTTGCAGATCAATAATCTTGAGCCGTTGCACGGACTCGATGGCGTCTCTCAGCTCGCTATTAGCGCGCTCGGCCCGCTCGAAGACATCGGCAAGCCCAGCACCAGCCGTCGGACCTGTTTCGAATCCGCTTTTATGCGCCATCGCCGGTCTAACTCTAGGCATATGTCCTCCCATCCCAGGCCCTTGGCCCGATAGCTTTCAATGATGATGCGGACGCGGCACGCTTCGACGCTGTACAGTTGAGACCGTCGTGGCCTCGGCTTATTCGTCAGCATCGGCCAACTCCCGAAGCTGCTCAGTAAGATCCTCGATCGCCGCTTGCTCTGTTGCGCCACGGCCAATCGGATGGCCGGGTTCGTAGTCGTCGGTCACGGCGCTCCAATCGACGCAGCGGATCGGGATCGGCGGATAATCAAACGAGGTGCGGATCTTCATGCGTCCGCTCCCGCTGTGAACTCCGCCATCTTGTCCTCGAATTCTTCGTCAAGGATTTGCTTCCATCGGGCCGGCATGGATTCCCACGTTGCGAACGATTGGCGCTTGATGTTGGCGAGATCGGCCGGGCCTTCCGCACCCGAGATCGCGCCGCGCAACTCGTTGAACACAACGTCCGTTCCGTCCTTCTTGGCAGACGATGAGGACTTGGCTTTGCGCGGGCGAGCCATATCCGCTTGTTCTTCTTCGGTGTCGGCCTGGGGCATGCTGTCGAGGTCATGGTCGCCGGTGGGCATCTTGAAGAGGCTGCGCAGATACGCTTTCTCGGCGTAGCTGGCGGCGGCCTGATGCGTCTGCGGGCCATTGATGAGAATGAAAAGGCTGCGCTTGGATCGCGGATCGCTCCACGTTGCTTCGGGCGTCGCCAACACAAACTCGAATGCAGCGCGCAACCATTGAACGGTCTTGCCGTCCTTCTCGAACCGGACAACCTCGCTCTCGACTTCAAGCGGTAGGATCATCAGGCCGACTTCGCCCATGCGCCGAGTCAACGCCGCATAGATGTCGTCTGTCGAGGCGTACTGGTAATTCCCGTGAGGATTGCGAGCCGACTTTTTGACGGACTCCAGCGAAGCCTGGATGCGGCACACAGCCTGCACGATGCTGCTCGGGATTGTTTGCACTTGGCTCATGGCAGATGCCTCCACGTCTTGTGGCGACGAATGGCGCTGACGGTAGCGCGGCTGATGTTGTATTTCAGGGCAGGGATAAGAAGTTCGCCCGTCCATTCGCGGATCGCGATGACATCAGCATCTTTCAGCTTCGACATCGCGTGCGCTTCACCCTGAAACACGGGGCTCCGGTCTCGTCCTTTCGAAACCTTGTCCCGCATGTTTTCGGACTGCGTGCCGAGCGCAAGATGTGCGGGATTAACGCACGACGGTTGATCGCACTTGTGCATGACAAACAGCGAACGGTCGCTCTCGCCGCCGTTTGCCAACTCGAAAGAGACGCGAGTTGCGCGAATTTTCTTTCGGCTCGGCCACGCATCTACCATGTGGCCATACCCTGCGGGATTGGTTGAGCCGACCCACCACCAACACCCCGTCAAAGGACACGGGCTAACGTAGCGAAAAAATCGCTCAGCAAGTGTTGAGATGCGCCGCGTTCGCCCCCAAACATCATGCGTCACAGTCCGATCAGCGCGCGGCCCGCCGCAGCCATGGATATTCCTAACAACACTGCCGACCCCATCAGCAGAGTCAGTGAGATCATTATCGCGAGTGCGTTCCACATTTGCGTTGTCCATGTGTGTGTTCTCCCTACGCGCCGGCCGCCCAGATCATCCAGGCCATGGCCGCGACTGTTGCGATTACAAAGCCCAAGACGAGGGCGTCACTCGACTGCATCGGACGCAACCTCACTGAATGGAATGGATTGTCGGGAGAGGCTCTCTCTTGCCCCCGCACGAGCCCCGCTAGAGCCTCTCCCGACTTAACCGCCGCGACGCGGTTCCCCCTAGGACGACGCGGCGGAAACTTATGCGAGCGAATAGACCCAGGCGCTCGACCGGTGCGGCCCGCGATGGCCAAGCTGCTCGTCGATGATCTCGTCCATCTGGAATTGATAAACGCCGTCTTCGCTGAGCAACTTGTGCAAGGCGTCGTAGAGCGGTTGAGATTTGATAGGGCACACGTCTTTGAACTGGCCCTGGCCCAGGCGCTCGACGATGCGAGTGATGCGCTTGTGGCGATCAAACTCGGCGAAGCCATCCATGATGAGAGTGATGGTGTGCTCGCCGATGACGACGGTCGGCTCGTCCCACTCGATTTCGAACTCAGACATGGGACGCCTCCGGATCAGCACCGCGAGAGACGAGTTGCGCGCGATAGTGACGGGCGGCTTCGTCGTACTGTTCGGCGGCCCGGCGAGACTTGGCGGCGTTCGTGACGCTCGCCCGCCAGAGATGCCAAATGGCGTGAACCACGCTGTCTGTCGGGTGCGGATTATCGGCTTTGATCGTCGTCGAGTGAACTGTCATGTCCATGCTCCTGTTTCGATCAGCCGACGCGGTTGATGAAGGTACGGGGTGCAAGCTCGCCGCTGGATCGGCCCCCGCCGCGTCGGCTGATGATTTGAAACGTAAGCCAAACACTAACTACCGTCAACACGAATTTTTAACGTGTGCCGCAGCTTGTGCGTAAGCTGTTGAAAAGTTAAGAAAACAAAATTTCGCTTGACCATCGCTAGAGCGCAGCTTACGTTTCGAGCATGGCTGTGAACCCGAAAGATCGTGACATACCGCTCCAGCGCGTTATCGCCCGGTTTGGCGTGCGTGGGCTGGCGCGGGAACTCGGCATCAAAGGACCGAGCGTGGCCAATTGGAAGCGTATCCCGGCGGAGCGAGTTTTGCAGATCGAAGCTCTCAGCGGCATTGATCGCGCGAAGCTCCGGCCGGATTTGCACGGGCCACGCCGGACGCACCCTCCGCGTCGCGGCGCTAGTTTAGCCGCGTAGTTCCTCTCCTGCGTATTCTGGCGTGTGCGTTGCACCGGCTGTCTTGCCGGGCGCTCGATCTTTGTCTGCGACTGTTCGAACCTTCCGGTCGCAGCCTCCTCCCTGGATCGAGCGCCTTGCAAGACAACCGAGAGGAGGATTCTGCCCGTGACGATCTGGACACAAGAGACGACGGCGCTACTCGTGCAGCTCTGGGCTGACGGCTGGACTGGCAGCAGGATTGCAGAGCGCATCCCCGGAACGACGCGCAGCGGCATCATCGGCAAGGTGCACCGGCTGCAACTCCCGCCCCGCGCGGTGAGCTTCAGAAAGAGAACCAAGGTCGACCGCCCGAAGCTCCACGCCTCCGTCTCCGACCGCCGCGTCATCCAGCGCCGCACGCCCAAGACGCAAGCCCGCATGTCGCTCGAAAGCGCCGGGCTGTTCGCAGAGGAATTTGACGGCCAATTTGAAAATCTCGGGATGCGCTACATTTACGGGCCAAAGCCGACGCCCGCGCTGGAGCCACGCCCCGAGGACGTGCCTCGCGTGTCGATTACCGACCTTGAAAGTCATCATTGCAAGTGGGTTTGCGCCGAACAGAAGTCGATCAGCGAGCCGGTCTACTGCGGCGGAGATCGCCTCGACGGCCTGCCTTACTGCAAAGGCCACGCGCTCCGTGCCTATCGCCCCGAGCGGCCTGCCAAGGGCCTATTCCGCCTGACTGCGTTGGACCTAGATGCGCGCTCTAACCCGCGCTTCATCGACAACCGCGAAACCGAACCCGCAGACGCCTGAAACAAACAACGCCCCGACGATGAGCACCTATCCAGCGAGGCTCAAGGTCGGGGCGTTTGAAGGCTGGTGCGAACGCTACACACAAAACAACGATCATGGACGGTAATCATATGCAACAAGTTGGTGACAATTTCAAGGCGGGGGCGAAACCATGAGCCGCTGGTTCCGCCTCTATGACGAAATGCTGGACGACCCGAAAGTCCAGATGCTCCCGCCCGAACTGTTCAAGACCGAATTCATGAAGGCGATTGACGGTCAACTTACCGTCTTCGCTGAGCATGTTCGGTCCTACACCGGGCGACCGTCCGCAACTGAGTGGGCCGTAACGCGCAAGCGCATTTTCAGTCGCGACCAATACACATGCGCTTATTGCGGTGCGCATGGCGTCCGCTTGCAATGTGACCACATCATTCCGGTCGCTCGCGGCGGATCAAATGGCGACGACAACCTGACAACATCATGCGAGCCGTGCAACCGCGCCAAACGCAGCAAGCTCGTTTCCGTAGAAGAATGGTCGAAGCTTCGGAGGGTCGCGCAATGACTCTCCCGTGGGTGCGATTGTGGTCCGACATGCCGACTGATCCGAAATGGCGCGTGATCGCCAAGCGTTCCGGTCGCCCGCTTCCCGAAGTGCTCGCCGTGTTCGTTCACATGCTGACGAACGCAGGAGCGAACGCAACCGAACGCGGCGTACTTGCAAACTGGTGTCACGATGACATTGCCGCCGCTTTGGACATGGAACCGGAGCACGTCGCGGCCATTCATGACGCCATGCAGGGCAAGACCCTGGACGGCTCGTCTTTGACAGGCTGGGAAAAACGCCAACCAAAACGGGAGGATAACAGCGCCGAACGAGCAAAGGCATGGCGCGACCGCAAACGAACGCAATCGAACGCAGAGAAACGCCCAGATACAGATACAGAAGCAGATACAGAAAAGAGTGAGTGTGAAATCGCGCGTGAATCCGTGATCGAAACGGAAGACGCGATCAGGCACCGGGCTTTTGTGATTTCACTGCCGGCCATCGAGCTGGCTGTGATCCGATCCGGTTTGCCCAAGGCTGAAATCCGAACCCGTTGCAAAGCCCACGCCCTGCAATGGGCGGCCGAGATCGACGGCGGCAAACTGAGCCGAGATGTCGTGCCGCAGAAGATCGTCAATTTCCTCGCCAGCACCATCATGGGCGAGGTCAATCGCGATAGCCGGCCAATCCACCGCGCCACCGGGTATCCCGCCCCAACGCCTAAGCGTGGCGTCATGGACGTGATCCGGGAAGCGCAAGCCCGTGAGGCCGCTGCATGACTTCGATTGAGATTGCAATCGCCAGGCTGACCGCCGTATTCGGCGAGCCTAAAACCACGGACCCCGAGACCTACGTTGAAGAATTCCGCAAGGCACTGGCCGGCGTCGAAGGCCGGCTGGTTGAAAAGGCGGTTGATCGCTGGATGAAACGCGAAACGCCCTACTGGCCACGTCCGGGAGAGCTTCGCGCCGAAGTCGAACACGCCGCCTCGGAAATCTATGGCAACCGCCCTGCCGAACACAAACCCATCGAAGCCAGGTCGGTATCGCCGGAACAGAAAGCCCGCATCGCGGCGTTGGTTCGTGAAGCTGTCGAATCCATCAGCACGACGGCGCCGCCACTGCCGCAAGCCAAGAAACCCCAATGGGAACGCGGCCAGCGCCACGCCTTCGAGGATATGCAGCGCACCAGCCCGAACCGACTGCACCGGGCGAAGTGACATTAAGAGACGTAAGGGAGAGAGCCAATGAAACGGGAAGTAGACAAAATCATTACTGCAATAGGAAAGCTGAAATTTGACGACTTAGATGAAACAATCGATGCATTGAATGCAATGCGTGAGGCATTGAACGCCATCAGCCCATTCGCAAAAGAGCCAGTGGATTTTGTGCGCTGGGTCAAGGCCGAACAGGTGCACGCAAATGACTACAATCCTAATAGCGTTGCGCCGCCGGAAATGGAGTTGCTGCGCTTATCAATCATGGAGGATGGATACACGCAGCCGATCGTGACCAACCTTGAGGGCGAAGACCGAATTGTTGTTGATGGGTTTCATAGAAACCGCGTCGGCCGCGAATGCGATGAAGTAAGAAGCCGGATCAATGGGTATTTGCCCGTCGTTCAAATTAGAGCGACGCAAGTCGACAAAGAACACCGCATGGCGTCCACGATCCGGCACAACCGCGCACGCGGCAAGCATCAAGTGGAAGCAATGACTGCGATCGTCCTGGACTTGAAGCGTCGCAATTGGAGCGAAACCAAGATCGGGAAGCAGTTGGGCATGGACCAAGACGAGGTTTTGAGATTGGCCCAGATCGGTGGATTGGCGGATGCGTTCGCCGATCGTGAATTCTCGGCGGCGTGGGAACCGTCAGGCGTCATCAACGAGGATGATGCGTTGAACGTGGAGGATGAAAATGTCTGAGAGAGTTTTTCATCACTACGAAAAGCTAGAGGAATTTCACGCTGGCATGTGGAAGATCGTCACGGGAGCGAAACGCAAGGAACACGTGGCTAACGCTGCCGATCTAATGCGTGATCCAGTTGCATTTAGAGAGAATATGGAGCGTGCGTTGGTGGAATGGCCGGTTTCATGCGAAGCCAATTTAACGGCCGAAAGCGTCAATCGGATCGCGTGGTTAGGTCATGCCGGATGTTGCATTGGCACGGGGTCTCCGGAAGAAGCGACGCGGTGCGCTTGGCATACGTTGGATCGTGGCGAGCAGGACGCAGCAAATGAGGCTGCGGCTCAAGTGTTGGAATTGTATTTGCGCCAGCGCCGGCGGCTCACTCAATCTCCGGATCTGTTCGACGAGGTGCACTCATGACACCGACCAAGAGGCCGTTGCCCATAAACGTTTTGGAAGCAGCACGGGAGCGCATTGCGTTCACCTTCGACAATTTCGAGCGCATCTACCTTTCGTTCAGCGCTGGCAAAGATAGCACCGTCATGCTGCATCTCGTCATGGACGAAGCAATCAAACGGAATCGCAAGATCGGCTTGCTGCTGGTTGATCTTGAGGCGCAATACGCATTGACCATGAATTTCGCGCTCGCGTGCTTTGAACGATACAAAGATCACATCGAGCCCTATTGGTGCGCATTGCCGTTGGCGCTCCGCAATGCAGTGTCCGTGTATGAGCCTAAATGGTTGTCGTGGGACCCGGAGCGAAAAGACGCATGGGTCAGAACACCACCGGAATTGGCCATAACCGATCATTCTGCATTCGACTGGTTCCATCAAGGTATGGAATTTGAAGAGTTCGTTCCACTGTTTGGCGAGTGGTACGCGCAAGGCAAGTCGTGCGCGTGCTTTGTTGGCATTCGCTCGGATGAGAGCCTGAACCGTTTCAGGACTATCTGCCAATCCAAGAAAACTACATTCAAGAGCAAGCGATGGACGTCACTCGTCACCGAAAACGTATTTAACGCATACCCGATTTACGATTGGCGAACCGAGGACATTTGGACGTATCACGCCAAGAACCCTGATCGACCCTACAATCACTTGTACGACCTGATGCACAAGGCTGGATTAAAGCTGTCTCAGATGCGGATTTGTCAGCCCTACGGCGACGATCAACGTCGAGGCCTTTGGATGTTCCACCTGATAGAGCCGGAAACTTGGGTAAAGGTTGTGGCCCGTGTCAACGGAGCCAACGGCGGTGCGTTGTACGTTCAGGAGTGGGGCAACATCAACGGCTATCGCGGCGTGACGAAGCCACCGCAACACACGTGGAAATCGTTCGCAAAACTGCTGATCGATAGCATGCCTCCGAAGTCGCAAGAGCATTACCGCAATAAGGTCGTTCTGTTCGAAAAATGGTGGATGGAGCGAGGATACGAAAACGGCATCCCGGATGAAGCTGCTTATGAAATGGAAGCAGCTCGCAAAGCGCCAAGCTGGCGGCGGGTTTGCAAGAGCCTCCTGCGCAATGACTATTGGGGCAAAGGCATGGGGTTCTCACAACATAAATCGGATGCGTACGAAAAGTATCTTGCCCTCATGCGACGGCGGAAGCAGGCGTGGGGAGTGTCGGAAACTCAACTTGGGTTTGTGGGGGTTTAGCCAATGACGAACTCCGACCTTCGCCAGCGCGCCGAACAGATCGAGCGCCTAACGGCTGAAATCGACGAACTCAAGCTGGCACTAGCTGAGGCTTACGACGACGCCGCCGGCGAGGGCTATTCCAAGTCCGCACTTCGCAAGGCGATCAAGGTGCATTCCATGGCCGCCGACAAGCGCGCGAAGCATGACCAAGAGCAGGGCGACCTGGAAATCTACCTTGCCGAGCTTGACGGGCGCACGATGCAGGAGGCCGCAGAATGACCGACGCTTTGAGATGGCTCGCTCTCGCTGCTGCTGCCCTGGCTGTGCTGATGCTGGTTGCAATCATGTGGCCAGCTCATGCGGATGAGACGCGGTATAGCTCGGAAGGCTACTGGAACCGGACCTACCACGATTACGTTCGGGAGCGCACAGCCGAGCGTCACCGCCCGCACCGTGTCCGCCCGCAGGTGAAAGCATGGCGCCAGCACCACCACCACAAGCCGGCGCCGCCAACGCCTCCGCCGCCGCCAAGCAACCACATGGCGCAATGCCTCGGGGAGATCAGGGCGCACGGGACACCGCACGTCACCGAAGCCGCGGCGATGGACAGCGCCAAGCGTCATTGGCAGGCGATTAGCCGCTACGACCACGGCGAAAAATATATGTCCATCGACACCGCCCGGCACGTCAAATTCCGCTGCGCCCGCGCCGAGACCAACGAAACCGCGGCCGGCCGCATGGCCGAAGCGATCAGCGGTGAGGCATGGCGGATGCGGTGCGAAGTCGTCGCGCATCCGTGCCGAAGCGAACTGAAGGAAGCCCCGTGAGCCGCTACGCCCATCACGTCCACACCTGCCTCGGCTGCGCTCAAGAATTCCAAGGCGCATGGAATGCCAAGCGATGCGGGCCTTGTGCCTTCGACGCCGAAACAATCCGCAAGCGTAACTCTGCAAGGAAATCACATGCCAACGAAAAGTCTCGGAAAGTCCGTGAAGCTCAAGACCGACGCCAGCGGCAAGACCAAAATCGAGCGCGTCCATGCGTATGACGCCAGCAAGAAGATACGCATCGCCAAAAGCAAGAAGGTGAGGGTCAAGCGCCCATGAACACTCACTGCAAAATCGGCCGCATAACTCCAACAGAGCGCGGGCTTCGCTGCCCGGAGTTCATGAACTGGATGTTCTTGCGCCCGCTCAAGTGGCCCGACGACTGGACTATGGGCCGTTTCATGAGGATCAATTGATGAGCTGGACTATTCTGCTCTCGGCCCCGTCGATGGAATTCAAGATTAGGGACACGCTCACGCTTGGCGGGACGCCGGCATATGTCCCGGTGGAGTTCCGGTCGGTTAAATGCCGAAAACCCGTCCCGATCGCCCCTGGTTATGTCTTCGCAGAGACGCATGATTGGGGTGGGCTGCGATGTGTCGAAGGACTGCGGTCACGCCCCATACTTTTAATCATGGGCCGCGTTGCAACACTGACACAAGAGGAGGTAAACGCCATTGAGGCGCTGTCAAAGCCCATTAGCAGCCTGCGAAGCGATACCGGAACCCGCTACAAGCCCGGCGACTTGATCGCCATCAAGCGGGGCGCGCTGGTAACGCTGAACGCTCTCGTGACAAGGATCACAAAGGACGGCAAGCCCATCGCGATTGTGGAGATGCTCGGGAAGCAGCATGAAATCGTTGTGACTGAGGACATGGTGGCGTGAGAAACCCCGGTCCCATCTCTGGAACCGGGGTGAAACCGTGTGGAACTCACGCCGCCTTGATACGCCGCCATGCCGTAGTTTTGGGTGTGCCCCGGAACTGACGCTGAACCTCGGGGATTTGCGGGTCGCGGTTGTGGAACCGGCGGAACTCCCGGACCCAATCAATCACGTCGTCGTCGCGCTTACGGGGTGGAACCGGCGGAACCGGGTGGTTTGAATTCGCTGGAACTGGAACTGGAACCGCGCGGCAATGCTGGAACCCAAACCCAAACGCGACAATGGCCGCCAGCTCAAGCAGCAGCGAGAACGCAAACGGCTCAAGCACCGCCGCCGCCGCTTCCACCTTGGCCGCGTCGAACCCGAAAATCGCCGCCGCTTCACCGAACGCGCGCGCCTTGGGACGTGCAACACGGACGCCGCCCATGCGAGCAAGATCCGCTTCCATTTGCCTGACCGTGGCGTCATGCCCTTTGACGGCGCCGTCATAGACGGAAACCGTCGCTTGTACGCCAGCGCACTTGGAACCCTTGCCCGTGCCGCATTCCGCCAGCAGTCGAGATTGAGCACCCTTGAGCATGTCGGCGGCAAGATCACGTTCCCGCCGCTTGCCCACGATCGCCGCCTGTTGAGCCGCCACGGCTGCGTTGTGAGCTTCCACGGCCGATGCTTTATCCGACCCGGATGCCTTCTGCGATCCGACGGACGAATACACAGTGAGCACCGTCCCGACAGCAAACACCGCCGCAAACCCAAGAGCCGACACCGGCTTGCGCGACCGTGCGGCAGTGCCAAGCAGATGGCCCGCCGCAATCGTGATGGCGACCACGACGGGCAATAGCCCATGATCGAGGCGCCATTGACCCGATGAGATCGGATCGTGCAAAAGGATTGCCAGCGCCCCGCCGGAAGCAGCAAGGCCCGTGGCAATTGCTAAAGGTGATCGTATAATTCCCATAGTCGTCACTCCTGTCGTGTCAGGGTTGATGATGAGGGCCGGGGAGGTGCTTCCAACACCGTCTCGGCCCGCCTGCTGCTCATGGGTAAAGGAAAACAAGTTTCTTATCTGGCTTGATGCGGCCGGCTTTCTTCAATGCTTTGAAGAGATCTTGCCGAACTTGATAGTCGTGCTTCCCGAACAAATCGGCGACAAGACATGCGGTGACGGAACAAGGGTCTTCGCTGTCGACCCATTCGGTGTCGTCGTTGTCGACCATCCACTGTATTGCTTGCTTGTAGTTCGCCATGGTCGTCCCTCCCGTTAGTTGAAATGGACGCCCCGAAAGGCGCCCGGCTGCTGCTCACGCTTTCGTATTTTCGGCGGCCATGAAGGCGGCGCCATGCCGCATCACGTCCGGCACCGGCTGAATGACTGTGTAAGGTTCCAGCGCCTTGCGCGCGATGCTGTCCCGCTGGGCTGGCGTCACCTTGACCACCGTGGATTCCTTTTGCTTCGGGTAAACCGACGTTTCGGCGATGCCGGTCAAATACCAGTCCTTCGAACCGCGCTCGATCGTGATGGCAGTGCTTTTCGCGGCGTACTTGTAGGCGCTTGCCCATGGGCCGGCCGGCTTAATGACGGCGACCACGCCAGCCCGCTCGGCCTTGGGCAGTTGGCTATGCTCAAGCATCTTTTCGACGGCCTCGGCATAGTCTGCGACCGCGTTGAACGATGAAATCGTGAATGAGTTAGCCTTGCCGTTGACCGTGGCGAGTGCGTCGAAAATCTTGGTGGCGTTGTCGGTGCTGATCTTGAGTTTCATTCTCGTCTCTCCCTTGGTTGATGATTGAATATAGCCATACGTCATTACGTTGTCAATACGTCAATGTGGGTTGTGGATAAGTATTGTGTATTGACGCAATGAAGCGGCGCGGCTATCCTTCCCGCCATGACCAAGCCCGAGCAAAAAATGTTTTCCATGCGCACCGACGGCCCAGACGGGTGCGAGTTCCTGCAAATTCTCGACGACCTGCGTGAACAGCAGCGCCCAAGGCTAAGCCGAACGGACATGCTCAAGAAACTGGTGTTTGACGCTGGCAAGCGAGCCAAGGGGAGGGCGGAATGAAAAGGCAAGGCCATGTCTATTTGTTGAGCTGCGGCGAGCATGTGAAGATTGGCAAAGCCGAGCGGCCGTGGCGTCGGCTTGAAGAGTTGCGGAGGCGCAGCGCGCCGGTCCGGCCAGTCATGCTTTATTGCACGGACCTTCTACCGGAGCCGACCCTTGTGGAGTCGAGAGCGCACCAATTGCTTGCCGACCGCCGACTTGACGGAGAGTGGTTCAGCATCGATCCCGACGAAGCGCAAGCGGCTATCAAACAGGCCGTGAGAGACGTAAGAGGCGGATGGAAGTTTCCATCGCTATCAGTCCGAAGAGGGCGCGCAAGCCATCGAGCCGCGCTTGAGTGTGCCGTACAGACACCGCCGAAGGATTGGCAGGCAAGGTGGCGCGCATAACGCAATAACCCCCTTGATTCTCCCCGCAAATCATTCTAGACGGGACAGATAGGACGAGCGACCTTGTTCAGCTGCGTACCGATCACCCCATGGCGCTGTGTATTCCGGGCTGACCGTCGCCCCTGCGGAAATCGATTTCCGCCAAAGCCAGAAAAGTGCCCAAAATCAGAATGAAGCAAGTCGACGATGCCCTCGGGCTCGTTCACGCATGGACACGCCGCATCGGCCTCATCGCATTGGCCATTATCGCCCTGATGATGGTCCTTAAGGCGTTGGGCGTCCCGATCACATGGCGCACGCCCGCGCTGGATCAGTCGTCCGGCATCGCTCTAGCGGCTCTAGCCTATGTCCTGCACAGATGAGCGAGCGCCAATCCGACGAGGCTGAATTAGCCCTGCTTAAGTTCGTGCTGTTCTGCAAATCTCTTGGCCTGTCACAGACACAAATGATGACCGTCGCCATGGTCAAGATGCCTGCCATGTATGCCGGCGCGTATGAGCCCGATGCCCTCGTGCACTAGGAGCGCGCACCCAATGGACGACCATCTAGCCCCATTCCGCCGATATTTCAGGATCGCAGCCGTTGGCACCACGATTGCCTCGGCCATCCTGACCGCTATTTTCGCGTGGCATCAAGGCTCTAGCTGGCTGGTATCAATCCCGCTGGTGCTTGGCCTAGTCATGTTCAGCATCGCCAGCGACTACGTGCTCCTATTCATTTCGGATGCATGGAAGTCGCGCCGATACATCTTTTGCACGTTCGTCGCTCTCGGCGGCCTTGTGGTGTTTACGATCAACCTCGTGAGCAACGTGGGAAGCGTCGGCTGGCAGCGTGAAAGCGTCGTATCCGCCGCCAAGGTCCAGAACACCCGCCACGACGACGGCCGAGACACCGTGACCGACTTCGCCAAGCGTGCGGCCAGCTTCGAGGATCGCGCCAAACAGCTCGATCAAGAGATGGCAGCGCTTGTGACTAGCAAGGTCGCCGGCTGGACGGTGGCGACGCGCCCCGCATCACCCGAGGAACTGGATGGTCAGATCGCTGCCAAGCAACTTGAAGTGGATAACGAGGCCAAGCGCAAAGGATGTGGCGCGAAGTGCGAAGCCCGCACGAACGAACTCGCCCACCTAAAAGCGCTTCGGGCCAAAGCTGTCGAGATCGCCAAGAATAACGAGATGCACGCCGCCGCCCTGCAAGGGCTGGCCAATGCCCGCAACGCATCGTCCACACAGACCCGAGCCGTAGCGGCGCCCGCATCGCAAGCCATGTTCTTCGCCAGCCTGTTCAATGCATCGCTTGATCCGACCGAAGCCTCCCAAACTTGGACCGATCGCGGAATTGCGACATGGCTCGCATTGGGCCTCTGTATCGCCCCCATGCTATTCGGCATGCTCGGCTGGCGCTCAGACGACATCCCCAACCATCCCACCCACCACATTGCAGGGAATAGCTACCCCGCACCACGTCCAGCACAGGACGGCCCGGCAACTGCCCCGCAATCAAACCCCACGACCCTCGTCATCCGTGATGAAGTCATTCGTAAGTGGGCACAGCGCGAAGACGTCAAGGGCATGCTTAAGGCCGCGTGACCTGTTTTGAATAATTGAATGGCTTTCATAGGAAATCAAAGTGCCCAAGGGCGGCAAACGACCCGGAGCCGGCCGCAAGAAAGGCTCCATCACTAAGGCGACAGTCTACCGCCAAGAGATGCAGGCCCGCGCCGTCGCGGATGGCATATCGCCCCTCGACGTGATGGTGACCGCCATGCGCCAGGCTTGGGAAAAGGGCGACATTAAAGAAGCCGTATCCCACGCTGAGAAGGCCGCGCCCTACGTTCACAACCGGCTCGCTGCGGTTGAGCACTCTGGGGACAAGGACAACCCCGTTTCATTTTTGGTAGCCAGTGGAGTCCCAACTGCGGACGACGACGATCAATGGCCGGCGTCATCAAGTCATTGAACTGGGCTACCGGCCCCGCGAGCAGTTCATCCCATTCCATCGGCGCCGTGAGCGTTGGGCGTGCCTCGTGGCTCACCGAAGGGCGGGGAAGACCGTCGCCTGCGTCATGGATTTGGTCAACGCCGCTCTGAGGTGCAAGAAGCAGGAAGGCCGGTTCGGATACGTGGCGCCCTATTACGTGCAGGCTAAAGATGCCGCCTGGACCTACGCCAAGCGGTTCACGCTGCAAATCCCAGGCGTCACGGTCAACGAAAGCGAACTACGCATCGACTTCGCTCATAACGGCGCCCGGCTGAGACTGTACGGTGCCGACAATTACGACCGGATGCGCGGCAGCTATTTCGACGGCGTGATCCTGGACGAGTATGGCGACATGCACCCGGCGGCCTGGCCGGAAGTCATTCGCCCCATGTTGGCGGATGCAGGTAGAAAGGGGTGGGCCGTCTTCATCGGCACGCCCAAGGGCCGCAACGACTTCTTCAAGATCTGGGACACCGCCAAAGGCGACCCCGCATGGTTCGAGATGGTGCTGAAGGGCTCCGACAGCGGCCTGCTGGACGACGAAGAACTGGCCGGCATGCGCGCCGAGATGACGCCGGAACAATATGAGCAAGAGGTTGAGTGCAACTTCAATGCAGCCGTGGTCGGTGCCTATTTTGGACGTGAAATTGCCGACGCTGAAACGAGCGGCCGAATTGGCAAGGTGGACCACGATCCAGCCCTGCCCGTGCATACCGCCTGGGACTTGGGCATCGGGGACAGTACCGCTATCTGGTTTTGGCAGATTGCCCCGAATGGCATCCGCGTCATTGACTATTACGAAGCCAATAGCCAGCCGCTGAGCCACTACGCATCGGTGCTCGCATCCAAGGGCTACACCTACGCCGATGACTGGGTGCCGCATGACGCCCGCGCCCGTGAGCTGGGCACCGGTCGCACGCGCGTTGAAACGTTGATGGAATTGAAGCGCAAGCCTCGCCTGGTGCCGGCGCACACCATCATGGACGGCATCAACGCGGCCCGCGTGTCGTTCGGCAAGTTCTGGATTGACGAGGTGCGCTGCCGGCAAGGCATCGAGGCGCTGCGCCAGTACCGATCCGCCTATGACGAGAAGCTGAAGGTCTTCAAGGACGCGCCGCTGCACGACTGGACATCACACGCGGCCGATGCGTGGCGCTACATGGCGCTTGCGTGGCGCGAGTTGCAGCCGAGTGACCGCCCGAAAGACCCGGTCAAGCTCCTACTCAAGCGCAAGACCATGGCCGACATCGTGGCCGACTTCGAGGTCTCCGAGGACGAATGAGCAATAATCAAGGTCTGCGCCAAGCCTCTGCCCGTGGCGTCTCATCCACCACGCTCAACCACGACGGCGATTGGCTGGCGCTGATGGCGGCGCAGAGCGTCACCAGCGGCACGTTTAACGAGCGCAAGCTGGCGTGGATCAACGCGCGTCTGAGCACCAGCTACACCAATTTGCCCGCCGCCATGCAGGCGTATGCCGTGGCCAAGAGCGCGACCAAGTGGACGGACATGGGGACGTTTACAC